GCAAAGCGCGGCCAGCTTAAGGCCGCTCATGTAGAGCGCGAAAAGTGCCGAATAAGAATAGACCCTGCAATCTAATGCCTCATTGCGGTCCCCGGATGCCTTTCTCCATTCCTGCTTCGGAAAACCGTTGTGGTACCGGGTGAACTTCTTCTCCGCGGTCAACTGCTCGAAGTACTGGATATCCCGACCCAGCGGAAAATGACAGTAGCCTGCGCCGGAATTCGCGATCTTCAGGCGATCATAGGTGGCCGACTTAGCAGCGTCCACCCCAACCATAAAGAACGGCACCTGGTTCTTCCTACTCGGCTTCCGCGGCCAGATCGGCGAATCACCAGCGCGACCCTTGATCGCGTATATGCGGCGGTTGTACCGCGTCCGCGTAAAGTTTAGGACCGTAGCGTCCCGGAACCCAGTGTCGATGCACCCCGCAACAATCCGCATTGGTATGCCGGACTCGTGCAGGTACTCCGAAGTCAGCACGCAGTCGAGCCGCTGCCACACTTCCGGGCGTTCGGTGTCACCGGGGATCACGTGATAGGCGATCGACCAGGATTCCTCGTCCAGGCCCCACCCGACAACTTCTAGCTCCAGGCGGTCTGCTTGAACGTCAACGCCAGCAGTCAATATCACTGCGCCAGATGGAACCTCCGCGGCGAACGGTTCACACCGCGCGGCGATCGCGTCCGCGTCCATCGGCAAGTCGTGCTTGTCTTCCCAGAGGGTTGCGAGTACGGTGTTCATGAACGCCTTCAGCGTCTCGGGCGACTTCTTCGCGGCCAGGAACTCGGTGGCCAGGTCGCCCCACGAACGTTTAGGACTAACTAACTGCGTAACCCTGAATCCAGGGATCGGCGAATCGGGATTCGACGGGCGATACTCGCCGCGCTCCACCATGGCGGCCTTCTGGTGATGCGGGATTAGTTCAAAGCACGATGCACAGCGGTACTTTGCATCCTCGGGCTTCCCCTCTTCCCACACCAGGCCCGGTCCCGTCCCGTCACCGAACTGCGGCACCTGCATGCATCCGCACTTCGGACATGGGACATAAAAGTCCCGCTGGTCGCTCTCGTTCCACGCTTGCTCAATTCGGCTCAGACCCCTAATCGTCGGCGTCGAGCACATAACGATCTTCTTGTTGTGCTGGAACTCCGCCGTGCGCTGGATCGCCAGCGCGACCGGGTCGCCTTCCGATCCCGCGCTGGCAGGGTAGCGATCCACCTCGTCCAAGAGCGCATATCGGATCGGCCGCATGGCCAGGCCGGACGGCGATATCGCGCCGGTGAACGTAATATGGCCGGCGCCGTTCGCGAGCACCTTGTGCAGCGTGGTGTTACTGGAGTCCCGCGACTTCACCGCGGCGATCTTCCCGCGCAGGCACGGCGTGGACTTGAACATCGGGGCTACGCGGTCCTTTGAGAGGGCCTTGGCGTCTTCGGAACGCGGTTCTACGAGAAGTACTGGGCCGGGATCGACGTCAGCGATGAAGCCAAGGAAATTCAGAATGCACTCCGTTTTCAAAATCTGAGCCGCCGACATAATCACCACCTGACGGCACGGATGGGACGGGCTAAGCACGTCCATTGGTTCACGCTGGTATGGTCGCGTGTGCCACTGACCCCGCTCAGCAGACGCGCTACCGGTGAGAACGCGATTCTCGTCAGCCCACTGCGACACCAGGATGTCGCGCGGCGGCAGTATGGCGGCGGCCCCGATTTCGGAAATGGAGAATGGCTTCATAGTCCGGCGTCACTCACGGCTTTGCCGATCTTGCGGAGGAGCGCGGCGACTTCCGACTCAAACACCTTGTGGATGGCATTCTCATCGGACCCCATGGCCGCCACCATGGGAGAAAGGCGATCCGGCATTGCCATCAGGTGCTCACGCACAAGCGAGGAGAAGGTCGCCGCATACTCGGCGGCGTGCTCGGCCCGGATCAGCTTTCCCGCCAACTCCTCATACTCCAGTTGCATCTTGCGCGCGGCGAAGTTCTCTTTGATGGCCCGCGCCCGTAGGTAGGCGTTGACGGGGTCCGCCGACGGTGGAGCGTCTGGTGGCGCCAAGACTGGAGCGGCGACCGGAGCTGGCGCGGCCATGGCCGGTTTTACGGCGGCGGCGGCTTGCGTTAACGTCTGGCCCGCGAAGGTGTTCTTCACCCACTCTTGTTCGGCCGTCTCCTGGTCGAGGCTGCCGTCCGGCAGCGTCGAGATCCGTTTCGTCTTGATGGCCTTGCGCACGCCGCCCTCGGAGCGGCCTGTACGCCTGGCGAATTCTCTTGCGGAGATCCCGATCACGCTGTCACCGCCTCGGCCGGAGCTACAAACGGGCGGCCAGCCACGGTCACAGCGCGCCCTCCGGTGAGCTCCTGCCAGTGCTTGACGATCACGTCGCAATAGCCGGGATCGTACTCGATGACCCGCGCCACGCGGCCCTTCTTTTCGCAGGCGATCAGCGTCGTCCCGCTGCCAGCGAAAGTGTCGAGCACCGTGTCGCCAAGCTGGCTGCTGTTCTCGATGGCCTTCTCCACCAACTCCACGGGCTTCTTGGTGGGGTGATCGGTGTTGGCCATGGGCCGCTTGAACGGCCATACGTCGCCCTGGTTGCGGTCGCCACACCAGTAATGCGCCGTGCCCTCTCGCCAGCCGTACAAGATCGGCTCGTATTGGCGTTGGTAGTCCGACCGGCCCAGCGTGAAGTGATGCTTCGCCCAGATCACGAAGGTGGACCAGTGCCCACCCGCGTCCACGAACGCCTTGTAAAGCGTGTGCAACTCGGACGACGACATGCAGACGTAAATGGCTCCGCGGCACTTCAGTAAGACGTTCGAGAGTGCGTCGAACAGGAAGTCGTAGAATTTGCCGCCGAGCGCATCGTTGTCGATGGTCAGCTTCTTGGCGGACTTCCCAACGTATGCAACGTTATACGGCGGGTCGAGAAAGACCATGTCCGCCACGCCGCCGTCCAGGATCTTCTCGACGTCGGCCAGCACTGTCGCATCGCCGCACAGCAGCCGGTGTCGGCCAAGTACCCAGAGGTCGCCCCGCTGAGTGCATGCGGGCATCTCCGACCTGGCCGGCGCGGCGTCCTGGTTCGACTCCTCGACAGCGGCGTTCGGCTGCGTCGCCGATAACTCCTGCAACTCCTCGTCGGAGAAGCCGATCACATCCAGCAGGCTGATCTGCTCGTCGCGCAGCGACTCGATCTCGCACCGCAGCATCTCCTCGTCCCACCCGGCGTTCAGTGCCAGCTTGTTGTCGGCGATGACCAGCGCGCGCCGCTGCGCTTCGCTGAGGTGGCCGAGCACGATGACCGGGACCTCGGCCATGCCCAGCTTGCGCGCTGCGGCCAGCCGGGCGTGGCCAGCAATCACAACGCTCTGGGCATCGACAAGGATCGGAGAAGTCCAACCAAACTCCTTGATGCTCGCGACGATCTGCGCGACCTGGGCGTCCGTGTGCGTCCGCGAGTTGCGGGCATAAGGGATCAGCCGGTCGATCCGCCAGTACTCGACTTGGAGTGCGGAGGTCACTGCGCTCTCCTGCCCTGTATCGCGCGTGCTACCGTCGCTGCGTCGGCCTTGGCGCCGCCCAGGTCATGGAGCGGATTGCCTTTGGCGAACCGATGCAGGCCCTTCGGCGCGGGCGGCGCGTCCGGCGTCGTGCCTCGGGCCGCCGCTACGGGCGCGAACGACTCGCCCGTGGCCTCCAGCGTGACCACAGCGCCCAGGTTCAGCAGACGGCGAACGATCACGTCGCAGTAGGCCGGCGAGATCTCGCAGCCGTAGGCGACGCGGTTGAGCGCGTGCGCTGTGGCCATCGTTGTCCCGCTGCCCATGAATGGATCGAAGACCACGTCGCCGGCATCGGAGAACGCTTTGAGGAAGAACTCCACCAGCGCTCGTGGGTAGGGCGCCGAGTGGCTTCCCTGGCTGGATTCCGTCTTGCACTCGACCACGTTGCTCGGGCGCGCCAGACCCGTTGCGCGGGCAGCTTCGCGCCCCTCGCCACACCCGAGGAGACCACTTCCAGAGCGCGACTTCGGGTTGTCGGGGGAGTAGACGATGCAATCTTCCGACTCGTGACTTACTGCCTCGGCCCGAAACTTAATCTGCGGTTGCCTGCAGAAATGAAATACAGGCTCCCACGCGTTCTTGAACCGGTTGCCCCAGCCGCCAGGCACGCCGTTATCGGTCTTGCGCCAGCAGAATTCATCGACGAACCTCCAGCCCCACTGCCGCTTGTGCGCCAGCACCAGGTCCTTGACGTACAGGCAGCGCTCGCCATCCACGGCGTGCTCTTTGATGTTCAGGAAGTAAGAACCATCCGCCGCAAGTATCGATTCGATGCCGGCGGCCACAGCACGGAACCACTCCACGTACTCGTCCTGCGGGACGGGCGTGAAACCGCTCGATGAATCGTATTCCCGCTGGCTGGCGTAGGGCGGCGAGGTGATCGCCACGTTGGCCCGAGAGCCGGCCAGCAACTTCTGGACCGTGGCGAGATCGCGGCAGTCGCCGCATACCAGCCGGTGTTTCCCGATCAACCACACGTCGCCGCGTTGGGTGACCGGGGCGGCCGGCGCTTCGGGGACCGCCGACTCGTCCTCCGCCGCGGATTCGGCATTTGCCGCCGGCGTCTCGGGAGCCATGAGCGCGGCCAACTCGTCGTCGGAGAAGCCCACTACGTCCAGCAGTTCCAGGCTTTCCTCGCGGATCGCGGCCAGTTCGACGCGCAGCATCTCGTCGTCCCACCCAGCGTTGGTGGCCAGCTTGTTGTCGGCGATCACCAGTGCGCGCCGCTGGGCTGGTGTCAGGTAGTCGAGGACGATGACCGGGACCTCGGTCATCCCGAGTTGCCGGGCAGCCAGTAGGCGCGCGTGGCCGGCAATCAACACGCCGTCGTCGCCGATAATCAGCGGATTCGTCCAGCCGAATTCCTTAATGCTCGCGGCAACCTGCGCGACCTGTTCCGGGGAGTGCGTCCGGGAGTTCCTGGCGGACGGCAGAAGCCGCTCCACCAGCCACATAGCGATCTGGAGAGGTTTACTGGGCATCAGCGTTGGATCAGCGATGCCGCCTGTGGAGGGGCATCGAGCTATTCTTCTGGTTGCGGTGTTGCTTGATGCGGATCGGAGTGGCCCCAGTGCGTGCTTGCGATCCTGCAGGTACGCATTCGCGGAACGCAACGATCTCACGTCAGATCAGCGGGTTGCGGGGAACCACGGCAAAGGCGGCCAGGAAAGCCTCAACCCCGTCCGCAGGCCAGCTATCTCGAATAACGTCAGCAAGATGGGATGAGTGCGTCCCTGCGTCCCTTGGAAAGCGCCGCGAGCCTACAAAAAGTCAACTGACAAGACAGATACCGCACCATTTCCACCCGCGGCGCGCAGGCGAAAGGTAGGACCCAAGAAACTGTCGGCGTCCCTTGTCGATTTCACTATAGCGTGACTTACAATTGACGCACACCGCTATTGCACTGAGCTACAAGACAACGAGCTCGCGGTCGCCACTCTCCCACACTTTCTGGCGCGCCGGGATGCTGACGATGATACAGCCCTGCGACGCGAAGCCGGGGTGGCGGATAGAGTCCGAGTGCATCAGGAAGCCGTCGCGGCCGAACATCTCGTTCGATGGATCGGCATGCAGTGTCAGAATATACGGGCCGTGGGTCGCCGAGTTATACGGGGCCGGCGGGCCGATGGTATACCGGCCCGGCGGTATAGGCCCCACGTTGTGCACGGCGACCGCCGTGGGGTTGTTTTTCCCGGTGGGAGGGTATCCACTGTACCCTCGATCAACCAGCGCGCCATCATGGCGAAGCTCGCCAGTGCTTATTTGGTAGGTGAACATAAGACCTTCTTGAGATAGCCGGCAGTCTCGGTCGGAAGGTGTGCACGCCAGTCCGTGCCGTGCTCAGCCAGCAACCTGCGCATGTTGCCGCTGCCCCAGTTGTAAGCGGCCAACGCCTGATCGTACGGGCCGAACTCGTGCAGGAGTATTCGCATCAGCGCGATGCCGCCCTCGACGTTCGCGCGCCAGTCATGTGCGTCGACATGCAGCCAGGCAGAAGTGGCCGGCATCAACTGGAAAAGACCGATCGCGCCCACGGGCGACACCGCATCCTGGTCGAATCGTGACTCGACATCGCATTGCCGAATCAGCAGTTGGGCGTTGAGCTGGTGTACGGCAGCCCGCGCATGGATCAACGACTCCACTTCTTCACGAGATGGTTTCATGCTTTGTTTACTCGACCCAGGTCAACAACCAGTTGTTGACTGCGCCAGAGCGCAACCTACGGCGGCCCCAGTTGGCTCGCCGCATCGAACGTGTTGCCGCACTTCGGGCACTTCACGTTCACCGCGCCGCCAGGCGATGCTGCGGGTGTCGACGCGCCCGGCGCGACCATCCCCGTCAGCCGCACTTCGTCCGATGTACGTGGGATGGTTATGCCGTACATGAAGGACAGGACGCCGGAGAGCGCGTTGGAAAAGCACAGCAGGGCGATCCACACGCCGTTCTCGTAAGCTGGCTTGCGGAAAAACGACGTCACGGCCAGCAAGAGGAGGCAACCCCCGAGAAACACGATCAGCACGTAGGTCTTTCGGCTGTCGCGGAGTTCATCGAGGATTGCCTTGCCCTTGCGTTTCATTTGGCGCTCGCGTTCACGGTCTTGATCGGTGCGGGTGCGGCCGGAGCGGCCTGGCCAGCCAGCGCAGCAGCCGGCGCTGGCACCATCGGGACCGGCGGCGCTGCCGTCAGCGAGATAGTCGTCTTATCGACGTTCACAAACAGCAGATGAACGAAGCCGTAAAACCAGCAGTACAGCGCCGAGCCGCCCTGGGCTGGCGAGGGCATCGACCGCAGGGCGGCGGACGCGACCAGGACGGCGTAAGCAAACGCCACCTTGCCCATCGGGGTATTGAGAAATTGTGCGATGTCTTTCATGGCCTTATTTGAAGCGATAGTCGATCCACAGCGACGCCTGCGGGGCGACGCCGGCCGAGCTGACTTCCGCAATACGCACCTCGGCCAGAACGCTCACGCCTTTACCTTTGATGGACTTCAGGAACGGAATTACACCGGGGTCCACCTTGACCGCGAAGCCGCCGCCCACGCTGCCTAGCGTGATGGTTGTGGGAATCACGCTGTTGGTGGCTGTCGTGGTAGTCACCGCGCCGCCCGCGATGGCGATCAGCATCACCGAGCCATCGGCCGCGGATTTCATTTTGTAGCCGACGTCCTGGCGCACCGTGGCCGCCGAGGGACTGAATTCCAGCGTGCTGATTTCGCAGAACGATGTCCGCCGGGTGTGGCTCTCATTCTGGACAAATCGCCGTGAATGTGCTAAAAACAGACTGC